AAGGAAATGTCTCCCCAAGTTTATCAGTGAAGATGAAAAATTAAGTGTTTTAGTGAAAGAGGCTAACACATGTTTAGATAACGATTGTAGAAATTGCAAGACCTGCAGCAATTCTGTTTCAACGCCTTTAAATGCGAAATGGAATTCAAACTGCGCTTGCTATATACGGCGAATGGAAATCTCTCGAGATAACATTCGTCAGTATTGTGTTTCTATGTATGGAAATCAACGTGTGTCCCCCGATCATGAAATGACTTTAACTGATATGTACGATGTAATTGAACAAATTTGTAATTGTGATTGTAGTGTTTGCCCATATTGTAATGATGAAGAACTTAAATCTAAGCTTTTTGAAACGGCCAAGTTGCACAAAACAAATTGTGTCTGCTTGTTGACTCGCTTCTACCAAGGTTTTAGGACTGAATCGTTACTTCAATTTTTGATGACTCTTAAAGATAATCTTCCCGCTTATTCCCTCAAAAATAAAGAATTGATTAGGCTTATTTCCCAACATGGGTGTAGAGATATACCAGTGTTGCCAGAATTTAATCCCAATCAAGCTCAAGGCCCTCTTTACGACGCAAAAATTAAAAGTGTAGCTCCCGTAACGAAAATTGTAAATCAAGCCCCCGCCATTTATGAAAATCGACAAGCGCGTAACGCTGTTCGAACTATTATTAAAAATCAAGCCCCCCATTATGATGCGAAAATGAAACATGTAACCACGTCCCGTATTGTGAATCAAAGTGTTGCTAATTTAACACCTTTTATTGATGACGTAAAAACTATCATTAGCAAAGCTGACATTCATGTACGAGATGCTTGCACTATAACAAATTGTGGTCGGTGCTTATCGGAACAAACTACTCCGTCTCTGCAAAGGAATTTACCTGAGCAAGATGTTGGAGCTATTACGATAGTACGCGACGTTGTATACAAAAATCTATTTAAGTTCGTTGTGACTAAGACCGATTCTGGGAACGTGAAAACAACGACTTATTATGGACAAATATTTATGCTGGGAGGTCGATTAGGTTTAATACCGAAACACTTTTTACGAGCTATTAAAATGGATTTAGAACTCGGCTTTTCTCTTGAGTTTTGTCTCGAAGATGCTTTTGCAGTAATCACTAGTCAGTATCCAGTTGAAGTTATACTTGATGCCGAGAATCATATTGAACATGATTCCCGCGATCTCGCTATAATTCAGCTCCCGATTAACGCTGGTTGTTACTCTCAGGCATTCAAACATATTGTTGACGAACAGGATTTGTTTAG